GCCATGCTTGGCGTCGATAATGTTTCGACGGTTCCGCTGGAACTTTTCGGGGATAAATTCCAGCTTGCAACAGCCATCGGCAAGCTCCTGAACGCGGCCGGCGACTGCGGCGACCTCGACAAAGCCGCGGAGGGAACCTTGAAATCCTTCACGTCGGGCGATCGAATGTTTTTTGATCGGAAGGGAATTTCGCCGGTAACGTGCGTCCCTACTGCCAGACTTATGCTGGCTTGCAACACGCTCCCGAGATTTTCGGACAGGACCGACGGCGTTTGGCGGCGAATGCTCATGATACCGTGGGGCGTTTGGATTACCGAAGAGAAGCGAATCAAGGGTATGGACAAAGTGGAGTATTGGAACCGGAGCGGCGAGCTTCCCGGTATCTTCAATTGGGCACTCGAAGGACTCGCTCGACTCCGGCGGCAAGGCGGGTTTACTGAGTCGGAAACGATGCGAGAAGCAATCGAGGAACACAAAAACGAAGCCAACCCAACAAGATTCTTCCTTCAACAAAACGTCGAAGAGAACGCCGACGGCATCATTCGGTCTTCGGAAGTCTACAAAATCTACAAAAAATGGACTGAGGAAAATGGATACCGGCCACTTTCAGAGCGGCCGTTCGGCAAAGAAGTCAAACGAATCTTCAGAAAATCAGATCGAGTCCACCGCGGAACCCGTGAAGAACGCTACTGGGCCTATGAAGGCATTCAATTCTCACAAGCCGAGATATGTGGCATGAAAACCGACGAATTAAAATTATTTTAGGAAAAATGGAAATGAAAAATAATAATTTAATAATTTACTCCCAAAATCTACCACCCTTAGGCTCTCCGTGTCTCATGTGTCTTATGTGTCTCATGTCTACTAATGAGGCTATAGCGCAAATGGATACCACCCGGAAGAATACATATATAGGGGGGAAATAACGGGGGGTATATACAGAAATAGAATCTATATACAGCAGGAGTGGAGGACATGAGACACAAGGGACACACGATACACCGACCCATTTTAACATTCAAGCCTTGACCGCATCAGCCAACCGCAATTTGACCGCAGGAGCTAATCGTGGGCGTACTCTCAAAAATTCTCAACCGAAATCAATCGACGGAAAATAAAAAAATATCGTTGCCAGAAAATTCGACGCCGGAAAATTCACCGGGAAATTCACGCGAAGAAAAAAAATCGACGCGACCAACAGAGCCATGCCCCAACCAACACCCTGGCCCAACGCCGCCATACGGTTTGCATCACTGGCTCGATTCTTATGGCCAGTGGCATTGCACGCAATGCGAGCCGCCGGCCACGCTAGGCATGGTGAGGGACGAAATGCTTATCGACCTCTCCGGACGCAATGGCGACGGCAAAAACGCATCGACAGGGACATTAGACACAAAAGACAACAGCAGCGAACGAGAAGCCGAGGTCAAACAATGGAACCCGTCGCCCGGCTTTCGCATCATCTCGATTCGCCACCCCGACGGAACCCGCGAGTTCTCACCTACAAGCACGCAGGCTGAGCGGGCCGCCGCCGTCGAATCCGATGAGTGGTTTGACCGCATTGACTCTCGGCTTGAAAAACAGCGTCAATCACAATCCGCATGATATTACTAATCATTGTCATTGCAATTATGGAGATCAAGCAATGAACGAAGGCACGCCGCTGAATTTTCCAAAAATAATTTTGGAAATCGAAAAACACCTATTCGTAAAAAATTATTTTATTCCCAAGGCTACAGGCCGGCGGCTAGATTTTTTGATCGATGCAGTCGCCAAGCGATTCAATGTTTCGTCCTACGTGGTCCGCGTTATTGCCGGCGATAAGTTGCGTCATTCTGGACCCGGGCCGAAGGACCGTGGGGCAAGGCGAGGTAGCCGAATAAAATTTCGTAAACCGGTCATCTCGCCGGGCGAAATAATCATTCCGCAATCGCCACAAACCACGCGGGCTTATCGTTGCAGCGTTTGCGGGGTCGCTCTTGCCGTTATTCCCTGCCGAAAGTGCAAAGCCGATCGTGCCGCCGAAGCCCGCCAGCAAGCACAAAAGGTTGGCTAGCCCAGTTGCCCGCTGGCCGTCGCGATACTTTTCGTTGGTTTGGATTTTGCTGTTTGTCTAAGGGCACCAATATGCTTATCTATCTGTCATTCTTAACCGAGCGGCCGAATGGACATCGCCCCAGGACACTCCGAAGATGGATTGCAAACTTGTCGTTGAGTACGCCGAAGCCCGCAGGAAAATCCGCGATGGGGATATTCTGCTGTTCCGGTCGAAAGGCTTCTTGTCGCAACTAATCCGCGTCGGCGGTCGATCGGAATACTCCCACGCCGCGATGGCCGGGTGGTGGAGCGACCGCCTCATGTGCGTCGAAATGACCGATAGCGGCGGCCAGGCACAATTACTATCCAATCTCGTGGAGCGGATGCCGGGGGCCATCGACGTGTTTCGGGCCAATGCCACCCGCCGGAGGTTTTCCCGCGAAAAGGCCCTGGCCGCGATGGTGGCCATTACGGGCAAGCCCTACGGTAACTGGAATCTAATCAGGGCGGCGGCGATGCACGCGATCTTTTTCCGGTTCCTCGTCACGCCGGACACTGACGACTCCGCAAACGGGAGCGTTCCGTTCTGTTCGCAGGCCGTGGCCCGTGCGTGCCGGGCCGGCGGCGTCGATCCCGTGCCAAATCTGGCCGACCGACTCACGGAGCCAGGCGACTTGGCCCGGTCGGCGTTTTTCGAGTACCGATTCACGCTGGGGACGCCGGGCGAGAAAAAACGAGACAACCCGAAGCCGCCGGGCATCTTTCGGCGACTTTGCAAGTGGGCCGCTGAGTGGCCAAGGATCGGAGATTGTGAAAGCGATGGCGGATGCGGAACGGTTGAAACAGATCAAAAAGGGCGTATGGCTTGCCCGGCAGTTTCGCCGAACCGGCGTTGATTCGCCGCGAGCCAGGCAGGTTTCGCGTGAGATTATGGCAGACGTAACAACCAGAGAATGGATCGAGGCTGAGGCGGCACTCGATCGGGAGGAAGGGCGATTATGAGCGGCGGCCAAGATGAAGTATGGGTGGAACATAAAGACGCAATAGACCTGTTGGTCGCCGAAGTGCGAGAGCAGGCCAAAAGAAAAAAAGCTGAAACTACGGCTTGCCAGTATGAGCTTGTCGGAATGACAACCGAGCGAAACCGCTATCGTACTGCGGCAGAGTTGTGGGAAGGAAGATTCAACGCGGTAAGCGAATCGCAAATCGGGGCGTGGAACCGAGGATTTTTGTACGGCATGGTGTTTGGGGCGTTTTTGGCCGTTGTGTTGAGTATTTTCGGTTACGTCATAGCGGTGTGATCAACTGAGTGTTTTGGAAAATTATTATTCCAGTCTGGAGGAAATTCGATGCGAGAAGCGATGCGAGAAAAACGATGCCGAGTGATCGTTGTGCAGCTTTGGCAAGCGGCCTTAGCATTCGTCGCTGCGATCGCCATTATGTGGTACGCGGCTTCCACCGTTTGCGGTGCCGAGGCCGATCAGCCGCCTACGTTGATGGCATTCTCTGCGACCTGGTGCGGGCCGTGCCGGTCAATGGAACCGGTGGTGGACCAGCTTGGCCGCGATGGTTATGTCGTGCAAAAAGTGGACATCGACCAAAACGGCCAGCTTGCCGCGAAATTCGGCGTCCAGGCTGTGCCGACGTTTATTGTCGTGGAGCGAGGCGTCGAGGTGGATCGGGTCACCGGCTCCACGACAATCGAACGATTGAAAATGAAGCTGCGGCAAAAATCCGGCGACGAACAGCCGAGAGAATCTTTTCGAGAGAAGTTGAAGTCGCGTGGAAATGCGAAGTCAAAGCCTAGCGAAAAGCCAAAAGCCGAGCGGCAGCCGTCACCCGCGTGGCGCTACGAAAATCCCGTGGGCCACCGTGCGGCTGTCGTTCGCATTTACTGCAAAGACACCGAGCGTGTAAGCTCGATCGGTTCCGGCACCCTGGTACGCTGGGGCGCAAAGAGGATCGTGGTATTGACCGCGAACCACGTCATCAAAGACGCCAAGTCGATTATCGTCGAACTTTTCAATAAGAAGACCTATCGGGCCAAGGTTCTTAAATTCGATGCAACGTGGGACTGTGCCGTATTGGAACTCACCGGCCTGCCTGCGGGCGTCGAATGCGTGAATCTTGAGCTTGGCGACCCGGCCATGCAGCAGGAAGGCAACCGTCTCGAATCGTGCGGCTATGGACCCGATGGCAAACTTGCGGCCAATAGCGGCTTGTTTCTCGGCTACAAGCGTTCGACGGCCACGCCCAACGGCCCGGACGATTGGTTCGAGATTTCCGGCCATGCCCGACAAGGAGACTCGGGAGGCGGCGTATTCAACGCCAAGGGCAATCTTGTCGGCGTGCTCTGGGGCACAGACGGCAAAGTGGTAGTCGGCGTCCAGGCAGGCCGGATTCACGTTTTGCTCGATTCTGCCATTGAACAGCGGGCGTACTGGCCGCTGAATCGTGCGGCTACGGTGGACCCAAGCCACTACACCGCTCTGCAATTTATGCAACGGAACCCTACGCCCGCGAAACCGCTAATGCCCATCGAGGACTTGCCAGCCTACAACAGCGGCGGCGGAACGTGCGGGCCGAATGGTTGTCCTCTGCCCGGCCCGGCGGCAGAAACCATCGACGAAACTGCCGCCTCCAAAAAACCGTTGCTTCCGTGGCGTGGCGATACCCAGGCCCGCGACGATTCGCAGGACGCACGGATTGAAGCCTTGATTCGCTTGGGCGAGCAAAAGGCCCGCGAACCCGCCGCGCAGCCGCCTGAGCGTGGCGTAGTGGTGGAAGTCGGCCCGCCCGCGAAGAAAGAGCCGTCGCCCGTCGGCGTGGTGCTTTGCCTCCTGGCCGCCGTGGTCGCCGGGTTTGTGTTTTTCTACGGCGTCCAAAAGAAATAATTTTCACACGCAACCACTCTCAGAAAAGGATACGCAAGCATGAACGAACTTTTGGTATGGCAGTACATTGGCATTTTCTTCGCGGCACTCGCTGCCGTTACGCTGTTTCTGTACGGCTGGGGTCGCCGGGAGGAACGCCGCGAAAAGGCGGGCGAGTTGGCCGTCACAATGAATGAATGGGGTTTTGAGCACCTCGCCAAGCTGCTTAGAGCCTATTCGATCGGCAACTATCTCGGCAAAAACTCCGTGACCCGCACTGTACATGAGATGATCGACGAACTGAAAACCGATGGCGGCCTGCGGGCGATGCTCAAAAAGATCGGGTGGAAGGTCGTTGAAGGCGTTTTTCTGAAAAATGCAGACGACCGGACTCGACTACAGACGCTTCTGACAGCCTCGACCACCATCGCCCAGGCAACCGGCGTAACGCCGCCAGCCCCGACGTTGTAGCTCGAATCCATGTCGTGGTCGGCGAGCGGTGAAGGGAATCATCGCACGCCGGCCATTATTCGGTTTGTGGAGGTACATAGTGGCCATGCTTGCGGAACTTGCCGGATTGCCAGAAACAGTGAAGGCCCTGGCGGCGGCAAAGCCCATCATCCAGGAAGGCAAACACGCTGCACTGGATGGCAAGCTGGCTAGGATCATTGCAATGGTTGTTGCAGAACACGCGGCGGAAAGAGAAAGAGCCGGAGAAGCATGGCCCCAGCAAAAGTAAATGACGACGGCGGGAGTGTGTCGGTTCCCTTAGATGAACACACAAAAGCCATTGCCGAAGCAGCCGCACGCGAGGCCGTCCGCGAGCACATGGCAACGTGTCCGATCATGAGTGAGTTTCGCACGATGCACGCTGACTTCTATGGCCCGCCAGGTGAGAAGAGCGAGCATCCAGGGACGATGGGCGAAGTGCAATCCTTGAAAGAGTGGCGAGGCGCGGTGACGGGTCATCTTGTGCGATTGTGGGCGGCGGCGGTGGTGATAGCCGGGGCACTCATCGGACCGCTTTGGGCATGGGCCAACTCGAAACAGTAACAACTCACGGAACGCGAGGAAACCACGATGGACTATCCAAAACTTGTAACGATTCTCGAACAACCCACGTATGCCGGGCTTTCCGACAATGGCGCCCTTGCTGCGGTAAATGCGAAGACCGTCGCACAGACCTACAGTCGATTTGGCTCGCTGCGGACGTTGGCCGCTTTGCTGACGCCGGAGGAATACGCGGCGGTAAAAGCAACCATTGAAGCAGCGGCAACGCAAAACGTGATGGTGTCCGACATGCTCACGTTTCTCAAACTCCCTGGCGATGAGGCGGGCAACGGCGGCGGGATTGATCTGGGCAATGCGTCGGTGCGGGCGATGCTCGATTCGCTCTGTGCCCTAGAAGTCGCCGCGAAAATCAAGAGCTACGCCGAAACGCTCATCAGCCTAGCCGAATTTGAAGAGCTTGACGAAGTCGGCCTCGGCCACATTCAATCCGCTCGACAAATGATCGAGGAGAAAAATCAATAATGGCAACGCAAAACGTAGACCTAATCGCCGGGACGAAAATCACGCTCGGCACGAACAGCGACACTTACTTGCTGACGATGAAAAACTTAGGGGCGGTCTATCAGCAGTCGGCGAAGATCGACTTCGGAGCAAACTGGGCAAGCCTCTACAACGTGATTCTTTCCAACAAGTTCGGCTCAGCCCCAACTGCAGGGCTGACAATGGACCTTTGGATTGGTTATTCCGATTCAGGAACGGCAGCCACCAACAACTGGGCGAGTTGCACGGGTGCCGATGCTGCCTACACGGGCTTGAACACAGACCCCGCCGCGTCGGTGTTGCGACTCGACCGCATTGGCAGCATGAAATTGAGCAACCACGTCGGGCCACAGACCGGCATCGTAGGCAGCTTCACGCCACGTGCCCGCTACGGATACCTCGTGTGGCTCAATGGCAGCGGCCAAACGACAACGAACGTGGATGCCGACCATCAGATTCAGCTCTGGCCGGTCTTGGATCGGATCGAGGCCGCAGTAGCATGAGTAGCATGATGCGACAACTTCGAGAGCGACCACCCGAGTTTTCACTCAACCAAAGCCATTCTCTGGCCCGTGGGTTGGTATTCGCCGGGCTGGGTCGAGAGTATGGCAGTGCGTTCTACCACGATTCATCCGTGGCAAAGAATCACGGCACTCTCACCAACATGACCCCGGCGACCGACTGGGTATGGGATGCTGAACTGCGAAGGTTTTGCGCAAAGTATCTGGCAGCAAGTAGCCAGTACGTTCGAGCGGTTCGCCCTGACCTATCGAACGGTTTTACAATTGCGCACTGGTATTGGAATTCTTCTAACCCCTCCAATTATGGAACCTTTGGCGTAGGGGTGGCAGAGTCTTCAACTGCTTACGATATGATGCTGAATTTCAATACCGTATACCCAAGATTTACGTTTTTTGACTCCGCTAATAGTGCTACCGCCATTCAAAGTGCGGTGGCGTATCCAACTGAAAAGTGGCAACACCATGCCACTACCTGGAATGGGAGCAACACGATTGCATTCTACGTCAACGGGTTATCTGTCGGGACATCATCAAAAGCGAGTTTGAGGGTGACAGCAAACTCAGAGTTGCTGATCGGGTTTGTCCGCATCGCGTCTACGGGCAAAATTGCCGACCCGTGTGTCTGGAATCGTGCCCTTTCAGAATCAGAAATCCAGCAGCTTGCCGGTCCGTCCAACGTGATGCTTTCCGGCTTGATCGTGCCGCCGCGTCGAAGGGTATTCGCGGGCTATTCTTTCAATCGTCGTCGTCGCCTAATTTGTTGTGAGGGATGAATCATGCACTTATTGAAACAATCGACTGCGGCAACAGTGCTTGTCGGGCCGGTTCTCGACTCGACAGGCGCAGCCGTAACAACAGCCGCCATCGGGGACTTCAACCTAACAAAGAACGGAACAACGGCGGCACTTGCGGCGGCGGCCACGGCAACGCATTCGCATAACGGCTGCTACCTAATCGAGTTGACAACCGGCAACACCGACACGCTCGGGCGTTTGGTCATCAGCGTCAATAACGCGGCCCAAGCGATGGCGACGATCCACTACGAAGTGCTTGCCGCCGCCACGTTCGATGCACTCGTTACGAATGCGGCTGGAGCGGCGAATGGGATGCTGTTGAGTGGGGCAAATAACAAAGCCTTGGTTTCGACATGTGATACTGTTACGTCGGCGACTCTTGCGGCAAACCAGGACGTGCGGAATGTCAGCGGTACGCTTCCCTCCGTTACGCTCGCCAACGGGGCACACGGTGGAGCGGCAGCAACAATCGTTCTACAAACTCCGATTGCAGCAACGGTGCCCGACACCCAAAAGGTCGATGTCAACACGATCAAAACGAGAGCGGTTCAAGACGTAGGTGTTGGTAATACGGCATATCTAGGCACACTTGCATTTCCGACCAGTTGGCCGGCTAATTGGAGTTGGAGCACCTACGCCGGTGTGGATACTGCGGGCACCACGGAACTACTCACACGAATCCCCAACGCCAATCCTGGCGCCGAGGGCGGATTGCCCGTGTTGCAAGCCGGGCTGAAAATCCCAGCCACCGTTGCGGCAGGCGACGGAGTGGACTCTGCGGCAATCAAAATCGTGATCGACAACCTGCCACCCACCGAGGTACAGCCATGACGCGACGATTCAAGGCACCCGTAAGCGGCCAGCGACGATTCACCACGGCGGGATTAGGTGAGATTGTGCCAGCCGTGGCGAGTGTCCTCACGACCGACACAGTAAACGGCGAGGCAGGCACGTGGGATGCTACAGAACTATCACCAAGCACGGTAGAAATCGGCACGCACTACGGTCCCGGTGGCGCATTGATCGGAGTGGCCGTGTTAAGCGAAACGGACGTAGCCAACGCCATCAGTACGCTAGCCGCGAATATCGTTGACATCAAGGCGGATATGGCCACCGAGGCCAAGCAGGACGTTGCTAAGGCGGTGTTGGATGCGATCGCTGTCAATGCGGCAGAGACGTTGGCGACGGCTCTCGATGCCGCGGGTATTCGCGGTGCCATCGGAATGGCGGAAGCCAACCTCGATACGCAGCTTGACGGAATCGCATTAGATGCGGCAGCCGCCACAGTGGACGTGGCCGCGATCAAAGCCGACTACCAGAAACGAGGCGTGGCGGTAACACTGCCTACATTGCCCGACGTGACGCTGGCAACAACGCAAGCCAGCTACGCTCCCGCAAAGGCTGGCGATGCAATGACGTTGACCTCGATCGAGCGTACCAACATCGGTACGGCAGTTTGGGCCTCGGCAACGCGGACACTAACCAGCTTCGGTACGCTGGTCGCCTCAATATGGACGTACACGCTAAGAACGCTCTCGGGTACAAGCGGAGCGAACGCACCAACTGCCGCAACCGCTGATTGCGACATCTACGCCACGGCGTTCAAGGGCGGAACAGTGCGGCTTTGTGCCCGAGTTTACAAGGATGGGGAAGATATCAAGCAGGCCGATGTTTCAACGATAACCTACAGCATCTACCTATTGGACGATCAGAACCCGGACACGCGAACGGTTGTGACCGGGCATAGTGCAGTGTCGCTCCTCGCTGCTGACGTGCTGTTTGATACGCTCCAAAGCGATTCGCAGGCTAGCAACTATAACTTCAAGCACGTCATACCGATCAGTGCCCACGCGGCATTCACGATTGCCGATCGACACTGCATGGTCGAATACGTAATCACGCCCACGACGGGCGAGAAGATCATCGCGCGGTTCAAGGTACAGGTGGTTTAACCAAAAAACGGCCGGCCGAGAAGGTGCAACTTCACCGGCCGACCTAACACAGCGATCTGCACGAACAGACCGCCATGCTTTTTGTTATCGTGTTATCGAAATTCGGTAACACGATGCCGCATGGAAGGTTTTTCGTTATGCAGATACGCAACAGAATCAAAGAACTTCGGCAGGTCCGGGCAGGTGACTTGAGGCCCAACCCGAAAAACTGGAGAACTCACCCGATCGAACAGCAGAATGCCTTGCGTGGACTTCTGGCAGAGATTGGTTTTGCCGACGCCCTGTTAGCTCGAGAACTTGACGACGGATCGTTGGAATTGATCGACGGCCACTTGCGGGCGGAAACGACGCCCCATGAAACCGTGCCCGTACTGGTCTTGGACGTGAACGAACAAGAGGCCGACCAACTGCTGGCAACATTAGACCCGCTGGCGGGCATGGCGACCGCCAACAAAAACACCCTAAACGAACTGCTTGGGAATGTGGAGTTTAAGAGCGATGCTGTGACGGCGATGCTGGGCGACATCCTGGGCGGCCCGGCGTCGGGCGTCGATGGGAAAGACAAGAGCGTCGCTGAGTTGGAAATCAGCCCTGAACTGTTCGAGCGGCAAGACTACTTGGTTGTGTATTTCGACAACGAATGGGACTGGAACGTCCTATGTGAACGGCTTGGAGTGAAAACGGTTGCTAATGCCATCATCGACAGATCCAGTACGATCAAGCAAAAAGGGCTCGGGCGAGTCGTTAGCGCCAAGGTTTTGCTCAGGGAACTCGGCTATGGTTGAACTCGATGACAGAATCCACGTCGCCATTCGATCCTACAAAAGGGCTGGCAAGGTGACAACATTTGGTTCCTTCCCCTTCGCCCACGTCTGGGTGCCCGAATCGCAAGGTGAAGACTATCGCAAGCACTACGGGGATCGTGTGGTCACGATCCCAGATGCTTGCGATGGCAACCTTTGCCGCAAGAGCAACGCCATCCTGGACCGCTCCCCGCGTTCCTGGACGCTCATCATCGACGACGACATCACACGTATCGGCATGTGGGAGGGTGGGCAGCGGCACTGGCTCAGCCCCGAGCAGATTGCCGTGATGATCGTCCATCACTTTGAGTTGGCTGAGCAAATGGGCGTTCGATTGTGGGGGATCAATCAGAACTTTGACCCAACGTCCTACCGCGTCTACTGCCCATTCAATCTGCTGTCACCCATCCTTGGCCCGTTCAACGGCCACCTGTCGCCTGAGTTGCGATACGATGAGTCGATGTTGGGCAAAGATGATTACGACTTCTGGCTTCAGAACATCCGCCGCCATCACAAGACGCTACGTGCCAACAAGTATCACTACGTCCACGATCATGGCAAGAAGGCAGGCGGCTTTGTATCAATGCGAACGGCGGAGGCAGAACAGAATGGGGCGAATAGGCTGATAGCCAAGTGGGGTGGCAGTGTGATTCGTCCAGGCGGGGTAAAGGGCAAGCGGCACAGTACAGGCAAGAACATCCTCAACACAAGGGTGATCGTGCCCATCAACGGTTGCTGAATGGAGGGAACACTATGCAGAACACAGGACTGACTGAGGCTGAATGGGGCGTTGTAGAACGCCTGGCTGAGTGCCACAGCCTATTGGCTGAATTGCCCGACCTGGACGCCACACGCTTCGATGCAGGCGTGCAGGCTTTGCAGGAGCAAGTGTTGAGCCTGCCTGCCAAGCGTGCCCTGAGACGTGCCGAGAGCCGCACAGAGGCAGCCCCCCCCGGGTTGTAGGTACTTCCTGGCAGTCTGGGCGGTTGACGGCTTGGGGAACAGTGAGGAATAGCGGGCGAGTTTGTTTTTGGAGAAAAGTAGTGGCGGTGGAATTCCAACAAGATGGTCAAGGCAGAGTGACGGCGGCGAAGTTGGCAGACGTACTTTCGCAGGTTGGCCCGCTGGTGACTGAGTCCGACATCCTGGTCGACGTGCAGGCCGGGGCACCTGTAGAGTCGGATGGGCGTGTCCCGATGCTCGATTACTTCGGCTGGCTTTACAATCAAATGGTGAACGGTGTCTCTTGACTACACTCGCCTTCGACCGACCGAGGTTGCCAGGGTTCTCAATGGATCCCTTGCTGCTGGCTGCTTACCGGTAGACGTACGCGCGATTAGAAGACATCAGAATGAGGGGGGTACACGTATAGGGGAGGATGGCCGAATCCACCTCGTGAAATATGGGGCGTGGTTGCGGGCGACGTGGAGGGGGCGAGGTCTACAAAGTCCATTGCAGGCCGATGCAACGCTCAGCGGGGATTACGAGCGGATCAAGGCAGATGCGGCGGCACGGAGCAAGGATGCGTCGGCGGCCGGACGGGACATTGGCGAGTTGCCGGCGGTGGCCGACCCCGAGCGTCGGGCTGCGGCTTTGGAATGTCTTGAGACGTTTTGCAGAACGTACCTCAGCGTGTCGTTCTTTCGTGAGTTCTCGCGTGCCCATAAAAAAGCGGCGAAGAAAATCGAGCGAGCGGCGAGCGGTGGCGGTTGTTTCGGTTACGCAATGCCGCGTGGTTTTGGAAAAAGCACATTAGCCAAGGCTGCGTGTTTATGGGTACTCCTAAAGGGGATTCGCCGATTCGCGTGTTTGATCGGTTCGGCGAGTACGATGGCGGAACGACGGCTAAAGGAAATCAAAACGTGGTGTGAGACGATGCCGCTGTTGCTGGCCGACTTCCCCGAGGTGTTTTATCCAATCCGCAAAATTGACGGCATTGCCGGCCGTGCCCCCGGGCAACGCTACAAGGGCCAGCCGACACGCATCGACTGGTCGGCCAACAAGATCGTGTTTCCGACGATCCCTGGCTCGGCGGCCAGCGGCGCCGTGATCTCGGCTTGCGGTCTGAAAGGTTCGGAGGTTCGCGGGCAAAGCCACGTGACCGCCGATGGCGATACGATCCGCCCGGACTTTGTTTTGCTCGACGATCCGCAGACGCGGGAGTCGGCCCGCTCCACGTTGCAATGCGACGAGCGTGAAGAGACGGTATTCGCGGACGTGATGGGCATGGCGGATTCTCGTCGCGGCATTGCCATTTTTGCGGCCGTGACGGTGATCTGTCCCAACGACTTGGCTTCTCGGCTCCTAGATCGCAGGCGGCATCCCGAGTTTCAGGGTGAGCGGACGCCGATGCTTTGGGCGCTTCCAGCGAATCTAAAACTGTGGGATGAATTCGGGCGGATTCGCACGGAGAGTCTGATTGCCGACAGCGACGGCCGCGAGGCTGACGAATTCTACTTAGCGAACCGTGAGGCGATGGACGCGGGTGCCGACCCTGCTTGGCCGGAGTTCTTCTCTCAACATGAGATTTCGGCGATTCAGCACGCGATGAAACTTCGCTTGCAGGATCTCCGCGCGTTCATGGCTGAGTGCCAAAACGATCCGCAAGACGACTCGAAGAAACACGGTGCGGACCTGACCGTTGAGATCGTCAGCAAGAAAATCAACGGCCTCCCACGTGGCGTTGTGCCGTTGCGATGCACGACGCTGAGCGGTTACATCGACGTTCACGATGATATTTTATACTGGGTGGTATTGGCGTGGGAGCCGGACTTTACCGGCTACGTGATTGATTATGGAACGTGTCCCGACCAGCCGACGGCGTTCTTTTCGCAAGCATCGCCGCCTGTGCGGTTACGCGACTTCTTCAAGAACGCCGGGACAACCAAGGAGGCGATCATCGTGGCTGGACTCGACGCACTCGATGATAAATTGCTCACCCGAGAATGGATGCGCGAGGATGGCGCGGCCATGCGGATCGGCAAGTTGCTCAAGGATTCAAAATACGAGACGGATTCCGTGAAGTCGCAATGTCGACGGTCACGGTTTGGAAACCTGACGGCACCGGCACAGGGATTCTACTTGAGGCCCGGGCAAGAGTGGTACTCGTTTTTCCGAAACAAGCCGGGCGGGCAAACCGGCTACCATTGGCGCATCCTCCCGCCCGATGCCGGGCAGCGCGTCGTATTGATCGACGCCGATCATTTTAAGACGATGGCAGCCGAGCGGATTCGTATGCCGCCCAACGATCCAGGCGGGTGGAGTCTCTTCGGCCGCAATCCGCGAGAACAAGAGCCGTTTGCCGAGCATTGTTGTGGAGAGTTCCGCGAGTGGCGTCAAGTTGGCGACAATGGGAAGTGGCACTGGACTATCAAGCCGGGCAAGCCTGACATTCACTGGTGGGACTGCCTTTGCGGATCGGCCGCAGCGGCGTCGATGCTTGGAATCAAAGTGCCTGGGTTAGAGGGGCGGGAAAAGAAAAAGCGAATCCGATTTTCCGAAAGGGCCGCACAAGAATGAAACAACGGATTACGCAAGCGGCAGCGAGGGAAAGAATCGACGGGACCGAAGGAATCAAATGTCCGATTTGCGACTGTCGGCATTTCTGGGTTCTCTATACCCGCCCGCGCGGTGACCGGAATATGAGGCGTCGAGAATGTCGATACTGCGGCCACCGAATCACGACTTTTGAGCGCCAAGCATAACAATGAAGTTCTACATGCGTAACGAACTGATAGAAACACCTAAAAACAGGTGTTTCTATATTGCTGGCTCACGACGTGTTTGTTAATTGTAAGATTATGGCCTCACTGACTGACGAACAACTGATGCAAGCGGCAACCGATCCAAATCGAGTATCGGTAGATGGAATGTCGGTTGACGCGCCGTCCGCTTCGGACGTAATTGCAATCGACAAGTACATGTCTGCCAAAGCGGCTGCAAAGTCCCGGAAGTTTCCATTGAAGCGTTTTCAAATGGTTGCGCCTGGCACAGTCGGACAACGGAGCGAATAGGCTATGAGTCTGCGTTCCGCAATTCGATCTTTGTTTTCCGATGATCGGACGCGATCGAAGTTTTCCGACTCCGATCAAAATCATGTCGGTCCGCGCTCGATTCAGTCGCGTTATGACGCCGCACAAACTAGTGACGAAAACAAGCGGCACTGGCAGTGGGCCGACTCATTTTCCGCCGACGCTTCAATGGTTCCCGGCGTCCGACGTTCCCTGCGGATGCGATCGCGTTACGAAATTGCCAACAACTCCTACGCAAAAGGGATCGTGCTGACGGTCGCAAACGACACGATTGGAACCGGTGCTCGATTGCAATGCCAGGGAGATAACGGCGATGATCTTGCCGAGGTGGAAGGCCGTTGGGCAGAGTGGGCAGACGCGACATTATTGGGCATGAAATTGCGGACAATGGTAATGTCCCGAATCGGCGACGGTGAGGCGTTCGGAATGATGGTGGATAACCCACGAAATCCGAATCCCGTCAAGCTCGACATCAAACTGATCGAGACCGATCAGGTTGCGGACATTTGGATGCCGATGCTTTTGCCTAACTTGGTGGACGGGATGGTGCTCGATGAGTTTCATAATCCTCTTGAGTATCACGTCTTGAAATACCACCCGGGCGGCCTCTATCCGATGACGAATTTCGAGTCGGAATCGGTTGCAGCCCGCTACATGCTTCACTTGTTTCGCCGTGACCGCCCCGACCAATCACGCGGTGTCCCTGAGATTACACCGGCATTGCCGCTCTTTGCACAACTGCGGCGTTTTACTCTGGCCGTCATCAGCGCGGCGGAAGCGATTGCCAACCATGCGGCGGTAATCGAAACGAACGGTCCGGCGGTCGATGGTGATTCGGAAGGGGCCGAGCCGTATGATCTTGTGGAATTGAACCGCAACATGGCGACAGTGCTGCCGGACGGCTATCACTTGAACCAGCCAAAGCCAGAACAACCAGCAACGACATACGGTGAGTTCAAAAAAGAAATTCTCAACGAAATAGCACGGTGTCTTAATCTTCCCTTCAACGTCGCTGCATGCAATTCATCCTCCTACAATTACGCCTCAGGCAGGCTCGATCATCAAGTTTATTTCAAGTCGTTGTCGGTGGATCGCCACCATGTTGAAAAAACCATTCTTGACCGAATCTTCCGCGAGTGGTTTTTTGAGGCGAGCGGAGTCTACCGCTGGGGATTTCCAATACCGTCGCACTGCTGGAGGTGGGATAGGTTTGCGGACATCGATCCGGCAACCGAGGCGACGGCCAGACTCACACGGCTTGCAACCGGAAGCTCTTACGCAACGGAAATGGCCGAGCAAGGAAAAGACCCCGACGAAGAGCAGCGGAGTGCGGCAAAGTATTTAGGTGTGACCGTGGCGGGGTTCCAAGAACTACTACGGCAGCGGCTCTTTGCAAACCAGCAAGCCACCTCACTGCCTGGATCAACTCAAGGAGAAAGCGCCAATGGCCAAACCACGGCGGCATGACCCGACAACCATTGATGTACGCGCGGAGTCGTTTTCGATCATCGAAGCGGCTGCGGGTGAAGGTCAACCGAAGATTCCACGATTTGACATGCTGGCCTACACGGGTGGCCCGTTGCGTCTCGGCAATTTCACGAATCCCGTTGTCGCCGATCTTGCCGGAATGAAAATACCGTCGCAGAGCCGACCTGTTCGGTTGCAGCACGATGCCAATATGGGCGTCGGTCACACGGACATGATTGCAAACGATGGTCGGTGTCTCAAGGCATCTGGCATAGTGTCGCGTTCCACGCCTGCGGCGGCCGACGTGGTGGCGTCCGGCTTGAACGGCTTCCCCTGGCAGGCGTCGATGGGCTGTTCGATCGAGGCCAAGGAGTATCTGGCCCCTGGCGCAACGGCTTTTGTCAACGGGCAAACAATCAGCGGGCCGTGCATCATCGCGCGACAAACGACGCTGCGCGAACTCACGATATGCGATGCGGGTGCGGACGATCAAACCTCTGTTAATATCGCGGCATCGGCCGCACAGACAACCAAGGAGTTTATTATGGACCCGAATTTTCAAGAATGGCTGCAAGCGAAAGGATTTAACCCCGACTTGCTGGCCGATGTCGGCGTTTCCACGCTCGAGGCAGCGTGGGAGGCCGAAATCAAGGCGGCCCAAGTTGAGACGCCGGACCCCAAGACGATCCAGGCGACCAGTCCGGTCGCCGACATTCGTGCTGAGTCGGCCGCCGAGTCGCTGCGGATCAGTGCCGTTCGCAAGGCGTGTGGCGGTAAGCACGGTGAGATCGAGGCCAAGGCCATCGCCGAGGGTTGGGACGAAACCAAGACGGAGCTGGCCGTGATCCGGGCCGAGCGACCCAAGGCCCCGGCCGGTCACGTCGCCAACCATTCGCTCGACGGCACGGTGATCGAGGCGGCCATCCGTCTCGGCACTGCCGAGCAGCAATCGATCATCGAGGCGGCCTACAAGCCGGAAATCCTCGATCGTGCATATCCGCTTCGCGGAATCGGCCTCCGTGGCCTGATTCAGGCGTGCTGCGCTATGGACGGCCGCGAAGCACCGGCGGCATGGGCACAAGAAGGCGAAGTCATCAGGGCGGCATTTTCCACGGCCAGCTTGCCGGGGATTCTGTCGGCGGCCATGAATAAGACGTTGCTTTCCGCCTATCAAGCCGTGCCAAGCACAGCCAAGCGGATTGCGCAGAAGTTGACCGCCAACGACTTCAAAACACACACCGGCTATCGTCTTACCGGCGATGCGATGATGAAGGAAGTCGGCGCTAACGGTGAACTCAAACACGGTACGCTTGGAGAGCAATCTTTCACCTACTCGGTGAAAACCCACGGGCGCATTTACGGAATCACGCGGCAGATGCTCAAGAACGACGATCTTGGCGCATTGATGGGGATTCCCCGGATGCTAGGCCGAGGCGCAGCCTTGGCGCTTGAGGATTGTTTTTGGACGTTGGTCTTGGCGAATACCGGCAACTTTTTCCACGGGAACAACAAAAACCTTTCCACCGGCTCCGCCCTCGCCTCCGCTGGTCTTGGGAAGGCTGTGCAAAAACTGCGTGATCAAACCGACCCTGACGGGAATCCGGTCTTGCTCTCGCCCAAATTTGTCGTGTGCCCGACGGCGCTCGAAGAGACGGCATGGGAACTGTTCAAGTCCACCAATATCGCTGTATCTGGCACGACGGACGCTGTTCGCGCCAATGCGAACATCTACGCAGGCTTGTATGAGCCGGTCGTGACGCCGTACCTCGGCAACAGCACCTACGCTGGCTACAGCGCCACCTCGTGGTATCTCTTCGCCGATCCGCAAGACATCGCCGCTTTTGGCCTTGCGTACCTGGATGGCAACGAGCAGCCTACGATCCAAGACGCGCCGCAAGACCCGGACGTTTTGGGCCAAGGTTGGCGCGGCTTCTTTGACTTTGGCGTCTGCCAACTCGATCCACGCGGAGCCGTCAAGGCCACCGCGTAAGCGACAACCACAACGGACGGGGGCCAATTACGGCCCCAGGCCTTCCTCAAAAACCAATACTCTTGAAAGGATACGAACATGTCTCAAGTCCCTTGTGTTTTTCGCAACGAAGGCGAAAGCCTTGACTACACTCCAGGCTCGGCCGTTACCGCCGGTGACGTTGTGCTGCAAGGTACGATGATCGGAATTGCAAAGAGCGACATCGCCGCCAATGCGCTTGGCTCGTTGTGCGTTCAGGGTGTTTTCACCGTGCCTAAAGACAGCAGCAACATGTCGGCTGTCGGCACGGCGATCTACTGGGATGCCGATGGCACTCCGGTAGGTGGCACCGCCGTTGGTGCCTTCACCGTCACGCCGACCGGTAATACGTTTGCTGGCTGGTGTCTGGAAGTTGCCGGCGCAGGCGTTGCCACGGTCAAAGCTCTTATCAAGTCGAGTTTCGCCGTATCGGTGACAACCATCGACGATCTGACCGACGTTGGAACGGTTGACTACGCGGCCGGCTCTTTGATTGTTGGTGACGGCGCGAAGTTCGAGAATGTTCCGGTAAGCGGTGCGTTGACGTTGGCAGCGACCGGCTTGGTTGCTGTGAAATCGGCCACGATTGCCGCAAGTGGAACAGGCTCGGGCGACAGTGCAATCACGGAAGGATTCACCCTCGTGACTGCTGCCGACGCCACGAAGGCTGTCACGCTTCCAACTGCGGCGGCGGGCAAACTGTGTATCATCAAAAACAACGCCAATGCGGTGTTGAAGGTGTTTCCTGGAACTTCCGACAAGATCAACGGTGGCACGGCGACCACCGGCCAACTGGCCGTTGCGGCCTATGCCTCTGTGATTCTCGTTGCTTACGATGCGACCGATTGGTATTCAATTCCGTTGCTTCCGTCCTAGTGTTCGGAGCGACTGATGGAAAAAATGATGAAACGCGCTCTCCGCATGGCGGCCCGGGCTTTGGCCCGGGCCGCCGGTGGGAAGATTGTGTACCAGCGTGGCGAACGTCGCGTGACGATTGACGACGCGACGTTTGGGCGAACGGAGTATGAGGTGGAAGCGGGCCAGGTGGTTCGGATCGAACATACCGACCGCGATTTCATCTTTCCCGCCGAGAGCCTGATTCTCGATGGGAAGTTGGCCGTGCCGCAAAAGGGCGACCGGATAGCGATCGTCGAAGACGATCACGTTGATAAGCAGATATTCGAGGTGTTGGCCCCTGCCGGGTCTCAGGTTTTCAAGACGTGCGATGCGTACGGGGTTATGATTCGCGTTCACACAAAACGAATTCAATGAGCGCACAACAAAACAGGAGTCTATAAATGGCCACAGTAGCGAGGTTCGTGGGTTCGGTTGTGATTGGAACCGTGTCGATGCCGGCTGATGTCACTCGGTCGGACGTTGGCGGCGAAGCGCACGAACCGATTTTGCCAGCGGGGAAAGCCGGAACTCTGTCCACGCGAACCAGCGACACGGCTGGTGTCGTGACGGTTGCGGCCAATTCCGTTGATCCAATCGCGGAAAACGACATCGTCGCGGTTTCATGGGTTGACGTCAACCTCGTGACGCACTGCATGTATGGCATGAAAGTGACCGGCGTGGCGTCCCTCGACATCACGGTCGATTACAGCGGAAGCGAGTACGAAGGCGAGTTCCCGGCGTCAACGGTTTTTCCCGCAGAAGATTACGCGGTTGTGATTTCCAAAAAAGTCACGTCAAACGTCTCGTTCGACAAAGACGACGTGACCTATTTTGCGGCGAACGCAAACGTCAAAGCGGTCGGATCCTTTGGCGGAGCTTCGGAAATCTACGCCTTGCAGATTCCAATCGCCAACAGCCCGGTTGTGTGGGATGGTGCATCGGGCACGGATTCGCCGTTCACTTCCGATCCGACCACGCTCGCCTGTTACAACTGCACCACCACAGCCGGTGTATTTCAATACGGAGTGCTGCTCAGCACCTAGTCAACAATGGCCGCACACGATCTCGCCGATGCTGTCACCGCATTGATCTCTGGCGAATACGCCAGCGATGCGGTGACGGTGCGCCGGTGCCGGCTGGTCGAAACGGAGTTGGCTGCCGTTGATGGAATCCTTGTTTCTGTTGTCCCATTTTCAGTGGTCCGAAAAATCGACGCGGTTGGAACGCAGGAACGAACCACCGAGATCCGCGTGGTGGTTCAGCGAAAGATTGCAGGCACCTCAACGGTCCTTAACGCTACCGAAGAGGACGAAGCAGCGGAGTTGGCTGAAGCCATCGCCGATTTATTGCTTGGCGTGTCGCTTTTATTTTCAGAATGTGAATCGTCGGAAATGCTGCCTTCCTATGAGGCCGGTTACCTTGCTCAGTTTGGCCTGTTCGATGCGACCATTCGGACAATGTGGGGGGCAAGCGACGATGGGGATTAGCATTGAAATCAAAGGCGTCGAAGAGCTAAGCAAGTTGCTTTCGCAGTTGCCTTACGAAATGCGGGAGAAGCACGTTCGCGCCGCAATGGTCGAGGCGTCTCAATACACGGTCATGGCGATCAAGGGAAGAGTCCCGAAAGATACGGGAACCTTATACGCTTCGATCCAGGCCAGCCGCGTAAAATACTACCCGAGTTCCGGCGTGTTGTTCTGCGCGATCGAACCCAAAAGCGGATTCAGTCGCTCATTTTCCGCAATGCCGTCTTCGTCCGGGAAAACTCGGCGACTCTCGAAAAAAAAAGCCACAGCCACGGCCGGGGCAGTCAAGCGAAACCCTCGCAAGTATTTGCATATCATCGAAAGCGGTCGCAAGGCCGTCGTGCCGGTTACGGCAAAAGCATTGCATCCGGCGATGAGCAGTCGGTTCTTCGCACGTGCCAGCGCCGTTGCGGGCCGTCCGATTTTCGGACCCGTCGCGTCCCAGATGGCACCGGCCTTCAAGGTCGCCGTGACGTATGCCGTCGAAAAAGCAGTGGCAGAATTCAACAACTCGAAAACCACCTAACCCAGGGAGATAAACATGGCAACCTACCGATTCGCGGGTACCGGAACGATCTGCGGCACCTCGTACACGAAGAAACTTCGCAAAGTCGATGAGGACGAATCCGTCGATGAGATCGACGTCACCGGCGGCGGCGACGCCGAAAAGTATTTCGAGGCCGGTCTCTCCGATTCAACCCTGACGGTCGAGGCTCTGGGCTCTGCGCCAATTCTCGGGGCCACGGGTGCCGTGAGTGTGGTCTGGGGCGACGGGTCAACCACAAGCTGGGCCAATGGCGTCGTGACCAAGCGGAAGCGATCCGGCTCGGTCGGCCAGGCCGTTGTGTATTCTTTTACCGTGAGAAAAGCCGCTGCTGCTTAGGACAATAACCCATGAACCTCGCTGATATGATTTTGGTCTGTGATGACCTCCCACGCGCACCGGTGGCAACGCCGGAGTGGCCGGCCGTCGATGGCAAGTTGTTTGTTCGCGTGATGACCGGCCAAGAACGCCGCGACGTGGAACTGTTCTTCCGACCGAACGACGCGGGCGAGCCGCAAAAGGGCGATCCACGCGCGGAGATTGCCGTAAAGTGCCTCTGCGACGGCGATGGATTGCGAGTGTTCACCGAAGAGCAGATTGCCAGGCTGGCGTCAAAATCGGCGACTGCCTTGGATCGAATCTATCAGGCGGCATTGGAAATCAACGGCATGGGGCAGAGTGCCGATGACGCGAAAAAAAACTCCGGAGCGACCCCTGGCGACGATTCTGCTTCCGGCTAGCGTTGGCGATGGGCTGTTCCTTGCGTGAATTGTTCCAACGTTTTGACAGCCGCGAACTGAGCGACTGGCAAACGTACTACGATTGCGAGCCGTGGGGCTGGAAGCAAGACAATCTGCGATTCGGAACGTTGGCGACGATCGCCGCGCCAAAATCCGCCGATACGATGGCCACCGTGGAAAACTGGTTTACTGATGAGCTTCCCGAGATTCCGCTGTATGAGGTATGACGATGCCTGAAATCAATATCAAGCAAACCGTCAACGACTCTCAGTTGAAAAAGGGGTTTGCGGAAAGCGCCGGTTCAATTCGTTCTTGGGGTAAAGAAGCCTCACGTGTTTTCGAGGAAACAAGAACCGCTGCCGAAAAATACGAAGCCCAGATGCAGCGTCTCGGGAAGATGCGGGGCTACCTCGGCGAAGATGCTTACGGCCGTGCGGCAAGGCAGGCAGAGCTAAAGTTTCTGCCGCGGGCACAAGAGATCAAATCGACGCCTCCCGCAATACCAGCGGGATATTTTGACTCCGTAAAAGCGGCAGGGCAAATTTTCGCGCAGACGCGCACGCCGATGGAGCGGTATGCGATTGACCTAGCGAAAATAGAAAAACTGCACAAAGATGGTTTTCTGGCGACGAACGCCTATGCTCGCGCGACAGATCAGCTTACCTCCAAGCTAATTCTCGGCGGCAATCGAGCAACCTTCAAGGGGTTGCCGCAAGCCGCTGGGGTAATGGGCGGCGCGTCGTTTGCCGATACCGCCGCACAAATAAGCGGGTCATTCGGCCCGCTAGGAGGAATGATTGCCGGCGTTCTCACGAATCCGCTCACCGGCGCTGCCGCTGCCGCTGCCGCCACGCTCTATGCCGTCAAAAACCTTGCGGTGGCGATGGATGAGACGGCGCACAATGCGGAAAATCTCGGCGTGTCGCTTGGCACATTTCTAAAGCTCGAAACCGCCGCCATCAACGCGGACACGCCCTTTGAGTTGGTGAATACAGCAATGCTGAAACTCACCAAAACCATTGGCACGGCTGCCGTGGAAGGCGGCAGCGCGGAGGAAACATTCAAGCGACTGGGATTGACTTCGGCGGAGTTGGAATCGTTGTCACCCGATGCGGCGTTTGTGCGGACAGCCAAGGCGGTATCGGAAATGTCGAATCGCTACGATCGTGCTAGGGTTGAAGTGGAGTTGTTTGGCAAGTCTGGCGCGAAGATGGACACGATGCTTAGGGAAGTGACCAAAGGAATTGAGGACCTGGATGCGCCTCTTGAGGAGAACGCGCAGGCGGTTGCCGACCTCGGCCATTCATTTGAAGTTGCCGCCCACAAGGCCAAAAACTTTTTTATCAATCTAGCTGGCGAAGCGATTCTTCAAAAATCGCCTATTTGGAAGTATATCCTCGGCGGGCCCATTATACCGCTTCTTTTGGGTGGAGAAAAACCGGACACGGAGCCAGCGGTGCCGCCCGACATTGCCGCCGATCGACAGATCTACGAACGAAGGAAAGCCCGGACAGACGTATTGATGGGCGAGGCGAAGAGCCTTCTTCCAAAAGACGAGGAATCCCGCTGGGAGAAGTTTGCCAAAATCAAAAACGAACTGGACGGGCTTGGCCAGCGAGGAAAAGAAGCGAGGGAGCAGGTTGACAAGATCGAGTCGGGAATGCTGGCCGCTGAAGAGGCTGCAAAAAAAACGAAAATCGAACAGGAAGCGGCCAAGGTTCGTGAGGCCGACCAAAAGAAAGCCGACGCCGCACAGCAACAGTGGGTGGATCGTTTAGAAAAGGCAAGAGGCAATGCCGACGAGTTGGCCGCGTCACTGATACGAGGCTCAAAAGAGTTTGCCGGGAACATGGAAAAGGCGCGCGATCTAATTGCGAATGTCAAAAAGGCTGAGTCTGAAAATGAACTTATAAAAAGTGCGGAGCAATTTGAAAAACAGATGCGCCGTGAATTTCGCGCGAAAGACGGCGAAACCAGCCGCGAGGCTCAGTTACGCGAATTGGTCAACGGCGGATTGAATGAGCGCAGCGCCAACCGGTTTGCCGAGCAGATTGCACAGTTGGACGCCGAGGCGTCGGTGACTCGCCGACCGGCCACCACGGCGGCAATGTCTTTCGGCAGCCGCGAGGCCAACGACATTCTTGCGGCGCGCAGCCAGGGTGGCAAGGAAGATAAGGCCGCTCAATTGCAGGCGGATGCGAACAGACACCTCGCGCGTATGCAGGAGCGGCTTCGTGATATTTACTACAAAACCGCACAAGTGGCCCCTGCGCCCTAAGAAGGATTTTTCATGGCGACGATCAAAGAAGCCTTCGATGGAATGCGGCAGAACAAGACGGCCAACGGCACAGAGTATTCCGTGCGGTATCTGGTCAAGGGCTACGCATTGGTGTCCGAGTTCCCGCAAAGTTTTACGTGGCAGGGCGCAAGCAACCCATTCGCGCGTTTGACCGGCATTTCGGGCGAGCGTCAATTGGGACCGGATTACTATGAAATCACGGCCAATTATTCAACGCTTCCAAGAGACAGCCAGCAACGAAAGGCCGACCAAGAACAGCCCGCCAATCCGCTCCTTCGCGCGGTGCGCCGCAGTTGGTCGAGTGGTTATTTGGAGGTGTTTCGGCAGGAAGACTTGGACGGCGTGAAATACTGCGCCTCCAATCTGCAACCATTTTCGGGCGGACTTTCGATTCGCATCCCCTACCTCATTAAGAAATACGTGAGAAACGAGGCGTATTTCAACGAGTCGGAGGCGATGGGCTGTCTGTGGCATACCAACGCATCGAAGCTAACGCTCTGCGCCAGATACGACGGCGGTGAAGAGCTCATCGACAACAACGTCGCTTTCGTTGAGGTGTCCTACGAATTTTGGTGTCTGAAGCCTACGGCGATTGTGAAGTGGGAGGATAAGGTGCTTGATGCCGGATCGTTCTACTTGGACGCCGACAAAAAGCCGGTCTACCTTGAAGATGCGTCGGGAACCAAGTCCTATGCCGATGGCGCGATACTTTTGGACGGCACGGGGAAAAAACTTGCCGACGATGCCCCGCCCGTATGGCTTACGTTTCGCAACTACGACGTGACGTCGTTTGCCAGCCTCGGGCTCCCTGGAGTTTAGCAACATGCCTGGCCTTCTCCTAGAACCCGATCACGTGCGCCGCATCAATGACGTTGTGCGTTGGTACGAGAGCCGCAAAGGAACTCTGAATGCGAACCAACGCGGCCTAAACCGCACTCCGCAGATTCTCAACCCCTCCGCCCTCACGCCATTCGAGCTTTACGATGACATTACACCGGGCCAGAGCGACAAGTACGCATGGAGACTCCACGCCGATCTCACGCGAGACGAAGATGCCGACAAGGTTTTGGTGTCCGATGGAATCTTAAAATCCACACGGGCCTTTGGGACGAGCCATGCGGGCGTGACGGATGGCGCTCGAGGTTGGTACTCGACCGGGCCGGATGGAAAAAATCAGATCGTTTCGATGGAACCCTTGGGTACTTGGATCAAGGCTCAGGCCTCGGCTGATGCAGCGGCGGGCTATCCCGTTTCACTCAAGAACCATGCAATCATTCAGCCGATTGGCGGCATTCTCGCAGAATATCCGGCCACTGCTGCCAGCGTATTCTCGCAGGAGTTTGATGAAAACGACTGGGTATTGGTTTTTTGGAATGAAAGCACGGCATCGTGGGGCTGCTTCAAGCCGGGTATCAGTGGTGGCAGCAACGTCGATGAGAAGGTGAAGGCGAATTATCTCGACCCCACCGCTGGCTTTCTGGACGAAAAACTAGAGGGCGATGGGACGTGGACAGGAACTGCCGTCAATGCCGTTGCCCATAAAGTTACCGTGTCTCACTTGGCACTGGGCGAGGCCACTGGTACGGCTACGCCTTCACTTAAGGCGACGGTTGCCCCATACAATACGACCAGCCAAAGAATCACGATAACCCCCGTTGCAATCGCTAGAGATGCGAAGAGGCATGTCGTTTCCGTAGACGACGCAACAGCAATTACCTTAGATGTCACTCCCACTGACGTGATCGGCGATGCTGTCTGGACAAGTGCGGCATGGGACGGGGCACAACGCAAAGTCTCCCACATCAACAATGGCACTCTCAGCGGATCAGCCCACAACGTCGGCGTAATGTCCAAGAGCGGCACGGCATTCTCAGTGACGCCGACCGGCATCGGCTTGGACGCCTGCAAACACGTCTACGCGATGGTGGATGGGACGGCGGTGTCGTGGGACTTAGCCGACCACCTCGCGGGCACCACTTGGATTACGCTTGCTTCTGCGCTTGGTGTAATCAGCATCACTCATGCGGACGCATCCACTGCCACGCAGACCGGGCCGACTCCGACTATCGACCTCTCTGGGCAAACCGTCACACTTTCGTTTACGCCAGAGACGTTTGACGCGAAGGGCCACTACAAGGCGAATGGGTCGGCAGTCACCGATACGATCACTCTTCCGATCATCGACGTGGACGGGTCAACTTGGATCGACGTTTCCATTTCCACGGGCACGGCCACGGTCAGTCACAAAGCCCCCGACTCGACGGTCAGCTACGCCTACTCGCCCGCCTCTTCGCTTGCGGTCGTGAGCGACGGTGGTACGGGTTACAATCTGGCCTTAACACCTCACCGCCTTGATTTCGACTCGAAGGGCCACGAGATTCTAACGGCGAATACTGACGAGACGGCAGTTGTGGCGGCGCTCACTGAGATAACCATCAATGAGTTTCAATATACTAGTGGTGAGTTTCAATACCGCACTCACTCTTTCTGGGTTCTCAAAGATGGGACAACCGGAACTTGGACGCAAGCACTCGACACCACTGCCTGCCCATAGGATAGAGCATGAGTACCGCGTGGCTGCTGAATGGAAAGCTCGTTCTTGATGGCGATGGCAAGGTGATTCTTTGCGATGAGTGCCCGTGCATTCCTTGCGATGACCTAGACACCAACTCAATTATCGATGTAGTTTGGAACGGGACCACGTATCATTTGCCTTATTCCTACACTTCTGGGTATTTCATCGTTTGGGAGTATGTCGAGGGCAACGATACGACAGGGAAATTCAGCATCAAGTTTGCGAATCAAACTTCGACGATTCCAAGCCGTTCATTTTTCATCGAAATAACATGGTACATGTCCAACCCTGAACATAACGAAAATTGGTACATTACTTATTGGTTAGAATATCCAGTTGATTGCTGCTCAGATCAGGGGCCAATAGAGGGAACGCTTACGTCCTACGAACCTTATCCCACTGGATCAGGCTGGATCAATCCTCCTCCCGATCCTGTCCCAACGGTTTCATTCTCGACAGATTGCAGTGGAGGGTAGCGATGCAAACGTACTGCAAACTTATTCCGGCAGGCAAAAGCACCAACGATTTCGTTTGCTCGGTGTGCGGCAGCAAAGTGCATGTTGTCCAAGGAAATCCGCTGATTCCGTGTGACGGCAGCATCGCGTCCCGCCTGCAACGCGAAGAGGCGGAAAAGGAAGCCACCCTGCAAATACTTGCCAAAGCATCCGAATCGTGGCAGCGACTCGATACCGGCCTGCCCATGCCCTCAGCACTCACACAGACCCTAGCTGAGTGGCGAGACGCAAACTACCCGGAGCGAGGAACGCATGAAGAATGCTTGACGGCGATAGCGGCCATTCCATGCAAACATCGCTCGACGGGCGGATTCTGCCGCAAAATCGGATGCGGCAAAGACCCCTCAAAAAACGTCGCCTGCGTCTGGCTTTATCGAATGGCTACCGCTGGTTGCCGGGCCGGGAAGTTTGCGGCGCGCTCGCAAAAGTAGACTTTTTCTGCGACGCCGGCAGCTCGAAAGCACCGGGCCAAGTCTCCGCGCTTCGCCGATCCGCTGGCACACACACGATTGGCTTTCCATGAGGCCAACTGAGAGGCGTTGCACAGTGTTGACAATGTTTTGTAAATGAGTCCAACCGCCCTCCACAAGCCGGGCATTTCACGCGGCCATCAATTCCAAGGGCCGCGATAACGCCAAGAGGGCCGCAGAAGCAGCCCAATAGCACACCCTCGAATGTCGCGCTTTTTCCGCTCCCGGCGACCGCGCCGCAAATAATGGAGGAAGCCCATAACCAAAGCCAAAACAGAGTATCCATCGTTGCCCTCCGGTGAATGGTGAATGGAATGAGTTCCCCTCTACCATCCCGCGCCGCCGCCCGAAAATCAAGCCCCCCTGAATTAGCGAGGCACTCTCAGCCGCCGGCCTCTTTGACTTTTCGCTCGGCGTCCTGGGCGAACGGGGTGATTGTGTTGGTGATAGCCGTGTCTGTGCCAAAACCGCACCTGACGTTGATCGTGTGGACGCCGGCCCGATCCATCCGCTCGGCGGTGTCCTTTAGGGATTTTGCGATTCTTTCCAGCGTTTCCGCCAAATGTCTCAAGTCGGCTGGCGATTCGTCCGCGTTGCGAGGGATTGTAGTGCGCTTGCTCATTCCAGGGAAATCGGTAGGCAAGCTCCTGCCGCCTTAGAAGTCGCCAATAGTCCGGCTATAGTCCGGCTGTAGTCTGACTCTTAATCAGAGGGTTCGCAGTTCGAGTCTGCGAGGGGGCACTTAAAGCGTTGCACAGAAAAGGGTTAAGAGTGCGAATGGAGCAAATTGACGATTTTGACGAGGATGTTCCGGCGGTTGCGATTTACCCGGACGACATGAAACTCTTGCTCGATTCTGATGAGGATTCAGATTCCTACGCGGACAAGCTGTTTGTTCTTGAATTGATAGATTGCGAAGGAAATTCTTTTGAGATTCACATGGACGGCATCCAGGTGGGGGACATCATTGCCGACGCCCGTGAAGCCGGATTGCCGGTGGAGTGGCCATACCCCGATGGCGTCCCGCGAGTGCAAAACCCGGATGGAAGCTGGGGATTGCCGCCGGAGGTAAACGCGTAGGGCGTCCCGGTTCAAGGTCCGGGGATCGGTACTGTTAGAACAAGACTTAAAAAAGGGGGTGCAAAATGCAAGGGACGAAACTTGACAGTCTCGAAGAAGTCGAAAAAGTGATGGCCCAAATGCAAGATTATGCAGAAAGCCAATCGGGGGAAACCGGCATTCAGGTCATCGGCCCGAGCGTGCTTGCACCTTTTGCCGAGGCGATTGTGACGCTGGCAAAGGAAATTCGCGTGTTGCGTGACCAGAAGACTCAAGAGGAAGTTGATATTTAGACTCGTCGAAAACGAGCTTCCCACGCGAAACTCGAATACCATTCAGCACGGTAACTGTCGTTTCTTTCATCGCAAAACCCTTCCGTAAAAACCACCGTGGTGGCTGCTGATACAAGAGCCACCGGAGAAACAAACACCGTGACGGGGTGGCCTATCCGCAAGGACGGCCGGGGGCACCAAACAAACTGCGATGCGGCGGGGTCCGTAAGCCGCGAGGCCCGGGCGGTTGCTTTAGGCCGTTCTAGCCCCGCCGCAATTTTTCGTATTGTAAACTGTTGCGAAGTAAATACAATAGGAGCATGGAAATGGCTATAGACCTACTGAGTGTCACTGAAGTTGCTCACCGCTTGCGGCTGACCCCAGCGCGAGTGCGAAGATTTATTGCCGAAGATCGCCTAAAGGCCGAAGATGTTGGTGGAAGGTACGTAATCCACAAGCGAGATTTCGATAAATTTGAGTCGATTCCGCGACGTGCCGGAAAGCCTCCTGAAAAATCTTTTCGACGATAACCGCTATGCTTTCAATGGTTTACGGCGCGACTTTGGAAAAATCGCATGAACTCATATTGCAAACTATTGCGGACTCGCTATAGTTGTCGTTTATGAGACGCAAGTTTACGTTTCAACGGGCGTAGAAACCCGCTAAAGCAATCTCCGCGATCCCAATGAGGTCAAAGACTCCATGAAACGCTGGTTTTAGACGCGATTCGCTCCGTCGCCCGTTTTCGAGTCTTGCCTCTCTTCGATCGCCCTGGTTGCTGTACCAGAGTAGTGCGAACAAGTCATCCGCTTCCCGACGAATGCACGTTTTCGTTGACGTGTTTTCTGCGGAGATTGCACCGTGGGCGTTTACGTGCATTCTTCGGGCGGCGGCTGACCAGGAAGCCAAACAATGCCTCGTTTGCTCATGTCGTTGGCCAGTCTTCTTTTCATCGTGGGCCTTTCCGCGATGCAAGCGGACTGGCAGGCAACAGCAGCGGTGGCGTTCATGGTTTCCGGTGCGTGTGCGTTGCGATCCGGTGAGATTCGCCGGGCAGTGTAACAGCGTTTCCTCAGATCGAATCTGAGTGGTTCCGTCGGCACGACAGCCGACGTGGCAAGGACGGTTTGCAATATGGATGCTTTCACTTTCATTTTGTGCGGCGATTCAAGCATGGCAAAAAGCTACGCTTGTGCCGGGCGCACACCTGAGAGGAAGCAACATGATCGCCTTTGCCACTGCACCAACACTGCCAGAGTTCTTTTTCGACTCCTACCTACCATTGCGCCTTGTAGGCGAATCACCAAAAACAGTCGTTGCATATCGAACTGCGTTGAATCGGTGGACGAAGTTCGCGGGCGACTTGCCAATGGACCGAATCGACGGTCGGCTGTTGGCGAAATTCCAACAGCACCTTTTGCAATCGCTCAAGCCTGCCTCTGTAAATACCTACTGCAATCACTTGATGGTGATTTTGCGATTTGCCGCGAACGACGAAGAGGCGGCGGTGATCGGGCGGATTCCTCGGTGGAACAAACTGCGGGAGCCGAAGCGAGTCCCGTTGGCGTTCACGACCGAAGAGTTTTCCAAGGTGCTTGCCGAGGCAAAACGGTGGCCCGTTCCAATCGCGGGCTATTCAGCAGCCGACTGGTGGGAGGCCGTTTTGCTCACCTGCTGGGAATCCGGCCTTCGGTACAAGTCGCTTATGCTTCTTCGATCCGTCGATGTTTTGTTCGATTCAGGCGGCTTGTATTGTCAAGCGGAGCCGCAAAAAGACAAAGAGGCTCAGTGGTTCGCTTTGCCGCCCAACGTGTTGGACGCACTGCGAAAAATCTATCAGCCATCGCGGGAACTTCTCTTTCCGCGAACTGTGACCATCGAAGTGGTAGGCCGCTGGTTTCGCAAGGTACTCGATTCGTCGGGCATCTATGCGCCGAAGGGTTGCGGCACACGCTGGCATCGCATCAGGAAGTCGAAAGCGAGCTACACCGAAGCAATGGGCGGCGATGCCCAGCGGGAACTCGGCCACTCTCAGCGGTCGGTTACCGAGAGGTATCTCGACCCGCGAATCGTCGGCAGGGGCAAAACGCTCTACATGCCGCTGCCCACGTCACTTTAGGCCGCGTTACGGGAGTCTCGCGGCGAACAGGGGTTCCGGGGCAGCCGGCCTTGGCCCCGAACCCCTTCTTTTTTTCGCGGTTCCGGCTCGCTGTGTCAGAGAATCCCAGCCTGTTTCAGGTACTGCATGTACGGATGCTCTTCGGTCAGTTTGTAATGCAGGTCGGGAACTTCGTTGAATTCGATTTGTACGCATCCCGTCCTGTCCTTCACGCGGTAGCAAGTGAAATGTCCGTGCGGACCAAGGCAGACCGGATAGTCGCTGGGAAAGCCTTGCAGTTGTTCAATCAGCTTTCCAACCGTTACGCCACTCTCGTTTTCATCCCAAGGATTAACCATGTCTCACCTCGTTTTGATTTACCACGTGTCAATTCACGTCTTGCAGGAAGCCGACGGAAAATTTACGGTTCACACCTACGTCAATGGCAAGCTGGATGCCCAGTACGGTTCAGGTACGCAGGAGTGGGCCACCGCTTTGGCGGTATCTCTCGCCAACGGCGATTGCCCGCGATGCAGCGGCTTGACGACGCCGCAAGCGAGAGCCGTCCTATCGAACACGTCGGACGCGGCTCAATAGGTTCTTTAGTGATTCTCACTTCGCCGTACCGGCTCGGGCCGTGTTCTGCCCCCGCGGTTCCGAGTCGGGCGGCGATTTTCTGTATACAGTACCGGGCGCGAACTGCGTTGAACGGTGGACCGGCTAGCCGTCAACCATCAGACAGGCACGGTGTATTGTGCGAGGTAGCTTATCGGTTGGATTCGCAAGCAGCCTGTACGCGAAACCGACACACTGGTGGGATGCCAGTGAATGGCCTGCAAGCTGTAGCTGAGTACCCGAGGGAAAAGGCTCCCCGTTGCGATGCGGGGCAGGCCGCTTGCTTTGTACTCACCATTTCACGGAGGAAATCATGCTCGTTCTATCGCGCAAAAAAAACGAACGGATTCGGATCAATGACGACATCACGCTCGTGGTGGTCGAGATTCGCGGTGACAAAGTGCGACTCGGCATCGAGGCCCCGGACGCAGTGGCCGTTCACAGGAGCGAGGTCTACGACGCAATTCACAGGGACGCGGACGCCAGGAGGGCCGACGCGATGGACGGGGACGGCTCCCCGAATCAACAGGATGCGTAGGCTGGCGGCGCATGGAGCGCAGTCGGCCGCTTTTTCAACCACGTTTATAGCCAAAGGGAGGACGAACCTGTGGCACACGAGATTACTGTTCGAGAGGGCGGCGTAGCTGAAGCCGCGTTTGCACTCACACCGGCATGGCACGGGCTTGGCGCCGTGCTTGACCATCCCATGAGCAGCCGGGAGGCGCTCGAATCGGCCGGCCTGGAATGGCAGGTCGTACAGCGGCCGATGGCCGTGGGCGTGCCCGAGACGATCGACACGCCCGAGGGCCAGGTCGAGACGTTCCGGTATCACGACATCCCAGGGATGTTGACCAACGTGCGGGCCGACAACGGATTCTTTCTGGGGTCGGTAAGTGAAGCGTACAAGGTGATTCAGAACACTGAGGCGTTTCAATTCCTCGACGGCCTGATCGAGTCACACGAAATGCAGTACGAGTCGGCCTTCTCGCTTTCAGGCGGCAAGAAGGTTGTGTTGCTTGGCCGGTTGCCGAAGGTCGATGAAATTGCCCTCGGCGACGAGACGCTTCGCTACGTGCTGCTGAGCCTGCACCACGACGGTGGCGGCGCTATCCGCTTTGGACCTACTTCCGTTCGCGTGGTCTGCGCCAACACCTACGCGATGGCGCTGGGTGAAGGTGGGATCGGCGACTTGAAGGGCGACCAGTTCTCCCGCGAAGTCGCCATCCGTCACATGGGCGACGTTGGCAAAAAGCTGGAGATCGCCAAGAAGGCCCTCGTTGCGGCTAACCAGGCATTCGACAAGCACGCCGAAATGTCGAGGGCGCTGGCCAAGCACAGTATGACGGGCGAGTTGACCCAAGAAGCACTGCGGGCCGGTCGCTTGCGACGACCGGCCCCGGTGCGGAGTTTCGATTGAGCGTTTTACCACACCAACAATCATTATAGAGAGGACGAAGCAATGAGTACAGCACAGTTGGGCGAGGCAATCTCGCACGAGACCATAGTGAATGGAATGCGTGAGGACGGCTTTTTGCCGCCGAAGACGCCGGAGTGGGAACCCCAACCGGTCCGAACTCCGCCGACACCTCCGCGTGAGGACCGGTGTCAAGTCACGCAACATACCTCGGTGAGTGTTACCCACGGCCACTACGGCTACGGCTGCCTTTACGTCCATTTCTCCGGCGGAGTCAATCCGGCATGGCCCCAAGACGGCGGCGACCTGGAACAGCGGTTGGCGACGTTGCAGTTTGCCGCGTCGGAAATGGAAAAGGCGTTGCCGGTGGTTCGCGCGATGATTCGGCAGTTGGACGGGTCGAGCGAACTGCGCGATGAGATCGTTACCAACCTCGCCAATGAGGCTAGTGAATTTGACCCTTACAAGGAACCTGTTGCGGCCCCGGCCGCGTGACTTCGTCCTCCCGTCAGCCTCCGGCCGGTGCTTTCTCGTCGCATCGGTCGGAGGCGGGGATGGGTGGAGCGTGAAAGGAATCACTCATGCTACTCGCACAACAACGCACTCAGGCTTATTTAGTCAGGCTTTCCGCCAATGGGACCAAGATCATCCTCGGCCCGGGCAATGCCGCATGGACAGAGTTTTGCCAAAGCCTACCGGCAGCGCGATGGTCGCAAGTCGATTGCCGATGGACGTGCGACTTTACCCCGGCGGCCGCGTGGCGAATTGTGTGCAGGCCCGAAAGTGAGGCGTTACGCGACGACCCACACAATGTCGTCGTTGCGGTAGCGAACACTTTTGGCTCGCTTGCACACTGCGCGCACAACTGTTTGCAAAACGAAGGGCCAATGTCGCAGCCGATGAGCAAAACAACATCATGGCGGCATCAGTTGATCGGCTTCCATTTCGGTTCGCTGCTTGACGCCTCTTTGTTGGCGATGGATATGGGAACGGGTAAGTCTAAGGTAGCTGTGGACCTGGCGATCAATTGGGACTGCAAGACAATCCTGATTCTCTGCCCGGCATCCGTGCGGGGCGTGTGGCGGCGTGAGTTCGAGCGACATTCCGGCAAGCCGGTATCGGTTTGCGTTCTGGAAAAGGGCACAACGAAGGATAAGGTTCACGTCGCCCGAGGGGCCGTGAAAATGGGCGCAGCACTTCGGCGGCCGGTTGCGATTGTGCTGAATTACGAATCCGCGTGGCGACCTGAGTTCGCCGAGTTCTCGCTCGGCATGGACTGGGACTGTGTAATCTGTGACGAATCTCACCGGATCAAGGCCCACAACTCGCAGGTGAGCAAGTATGCAGCGAAACTCGGGCGTCGGGCAAAGAAGCGGCTCTGCCTCTCGGGGACGCCGCTGGCTCAGTCGCCCCTCGATCTCTACGGCCAGTTCCGATTCCTCGATCCTGGTTTGTTCGGCACAAGCTGGCATCACTTTTCAAACCGATACGCGATCAAGGGCAATCCACATATCCCTCAACAAATCACCGGCTATAAGAACCAGGATGAGTTGCAAGAGCGGTTTCGGCTCCTCAGCTACCGATGCAAGGCGTCCGACGTGCTGGACCTTCCCGAGGCGTTGCACGAAGAGCGGACGTGCGAGTTGTCGCCGGCCGCGAGAAAGGCGTACAAGGAAATCGAGGAAGAGCTGATTACAGACCTAGGCACGGGCGTTGTGACGGCGAGTAATGCCTTAGTTCGCCTACTGCGATTGCAACAAATTACGAGCGGCTACTTGATCGAGGACGAAACGGACAAACTACATCGACTCGACACAAGCAAGCAGGCTTTGCTCGGCGACCTGCTCGAAGATGCCGGTGGCGAGCCGTTCGTTGTGTTTTGCCGGTTCAAGTACGACCTAACCGCTGTACGGTCGCTTTGTGAAACGATGGGATTGCGGTACGGAGAGCTTTCCGGCAACGCGAAAGACGGCCTGACCGATCGCGCCGAAATGTCACCGTCGATCGACGTGCTCGGGTGCCAGATTCAATCGGGCGGCGTCGGCATCGACCTGACCAGGGCACGCTATGCCGCCTACTATTCGCTCGGGTTCTCCTTGAGCGAGTACGAACAATCGCTGGCCCGGCTGCATCGGCCCGGCCAGAAACGAAACGTGTGTTATTACCACCTGGTCGCGGAGAACACGGTGGACCGTCGCGTGTATTCTGCCCTACGTGCGCGGAAGAATGTTATCGAGGCAGTGTTGAGTGGATTCCAAAACAAGGAGAACGTGTAATGAAACTCGAAGTGTTGTTTTCTGAATCTCCGGCGGCCGTGAAGTTACACTTCACAAAGCAGGAGAAAAAAGAGTTTGGCCACGTCGCCGATATGTGCGAGGCAATCAACAAGTGGATGCGCCCCCGCGATACGGAGTTGGCGGACGACGCGCAGAAGGCGGCAGAATGTTTAACCAACATCGTCGATAGCGTCATGGATGGCGTTACCGAGCCGGAGAGCATGAAAGGATGTGAATCCGATGCGTGATGAACAAAGCGAAGGCGACGCGGTTGCTCGATTCGCCGCCCTCGAACGAGAACGGAGGACTGTCGAGGATCGACTCGACGCGATCAAGAGGGAAGAGGCGAAACTGCAAGAACGAATCCTCGAAGAGTGGGTTGATCGTGGCCAGCGGTCGGCAAACGTGAACGGACTCACGATCTTCATTGCAATGGATTTTTATTGCAGCAAGAAGGCAGAGATCAGTACGGAACAAATCATCGACGTGCTGAAGGAGTCAGGGCTGGAGCGTTGTGTCCAAATTGGCTACAACGCTTCCTCGCTGAAGGCGTTCGTTAAGGAGCAAATCGCCGATGGATCGGAGTTGCCAGAGACGCTACGCAACTGTCTGAACTATGACACGGTGCCGCGTTTGCGGACACGGTTGGCGTAGACGTGTTTTCTGATTTTCACTTTCCACTTTTTTAAGGACTAAGAACAATGAGCAACGAACTGGTTACACTCTCCCCGGCGCAGTATCCGGCTCTGGACCCAAACAACGATCGGGTTCAGTTAATGATGCAAAACCTCGGCGGCGAATCACTATCAGTCGCCGACTTCAATCGCATCAAGATTCCGTCGCAGGGAGGAACGAAGTGGCAGATTGAATCGGCGGTCGGCACGGAGGTTGTCGATGCGTTGGACGGCGTGATTCTGTTCACGACGCGCCGACGGGCGTACTGGAAGGATCCGAACCCATCTCAGTCGCCGCCTGATTGTGCGAGCGTGGATATGGTGAACGGCAGCGGAAACCCTGGAGGTGAGTGCGAGCAATGCCCATTCAACGCTTTTGGAACGGCGAAGAATGGACACGGAAAAGCCTGCAAGGAAACGCGAGTCTTCTTCTTGCTTCGTCCGGGTCAAGTATTGCCCGACGTTGTCGCCGCATCGCCTGGCAGCCTGAAGGCTGTTCGGAAGTACCTGATGGACCTTTCTCAGGTCGGCGCACCGTATTGTGCCGTTGTAACGCGGTTTGGCCTTGAGAAGGCCACCAACGCCGACAACACGGCGTACGCGAAGATCACCGCCAAGATGGTCGGAAAGCTGGATGAGGCCAGCTACAAGAACATTCTGGCCACGATCAAGCAATACCAAAGCACCTTCGAGCAAGTCGTTGACGACTTTGCCGAAGAGGCAGGACCGCAAGAGGTCTAACCGGGCCAATATGCGCAAGCCGGCTTCGCAACCGGCTTGGCCCCTAAAGGAGGCTATGACATGAATGATCTTCCCAAGTGCCCGTGGTGTGGCACAAACAAGCACGTTCGACTAACGGGGTTCCGCCACTTCTACTGTGCCAACTGTGCAAGGGAGTTTGACGACTCGGATGATGGCGACATCGGCTATGGTAGCCCAAGTCGCCGCATCGAACGTGAAGAGCGAAAAGGAAAGGGCAATAAACGATGACTCCGATCGAACTGCATAACGAATATCGCAAGGGTCGGCGTGATAGGTTTCGTGCCATGTCGAAACAGGAGCTATCGGAAGCCCCTTGCCGCTCGTGCGGATGCCTTGGAAACCAGCGTTGCGGACACCTTCCGCTTGCCGCCCCCGAGCACCACTGCGAACTCGATTATGAATCCATGACCTGCTTTTGCTGCAAGACCGCCAAACGGATGAAGTGCTGCTAATTAACCGTCTCTTTACTTAACCCCTAGACCCAAGGAACCCTAACAGTGGGACGTAGACGAATGAGTACGGGCGAAAAGCCTGAAAAGAAACTCCCGACTAAAATCAAGCCGATACCACGCAAACATGCCGGTAAGATTACCGCACCGTGGACGCTCATGGAACGGCTCATCGAGGAGGTGGAGGAATTCGCACACCTGAAGGTGGCGAAGATCAAGTTGTGGTGGCAAAAGGACTGGAAGGCCGACGTTGATGGAATCGCGATCGGTGCCCAAGTCTGCAAGGCCAGTGAGGTTGACCGCAATCTCGTTGAGGAATCGAACGGCGAAACGGTGGACTTGTTTATCAAGTTGCCTGAAAAAGTGTGGCCGACGCTCGATGAAACCGAGAAAGAACATCGGATGTTCCATGAACTATGCCACATTATGCCTGCAAAAAACAGCAACGGCGACCAGAAGCGGGACTCAAAGGATCGACTGTTGTGGCGGCTACGCAAGCATCCGATTACCGCGTTCCACGAAGAAATTCAGCGTTTTGGAATGGACCGCGTTATCGGCCACAACGCAACGCTTCTTGCGTCGATCGAAATTGCGGATCGTCCGATGGAACGCCTCTTCGATGAGGCTGAGGCGAAGCCTGAGCCTGAGAGTGGTGAGGAAAACGCAGACGACAAAAACGCAAAAGCGTGGCGACGCTTCAAGGTGACTAAGCTAGCGATTGAAGAGAAGATCGCCGCGAAGTTGCTTGATTTCGGACTCACGACCCTCGGTAAGCTATTCGACCACATGTCCGATCAGGGCATGTTTTGGGCGAAGGAAATCCCAGGCGTCGGAGAATCGTCGGCCGACAAAATCAGCGATGCCTTCGCACAGTTTTGGGCGAAACATCCTGAATTTTGTTGCGAGACGACGTAAAACCCACCCCGGTCGGTAGGCCGCTCCTATCAGCGGCCTACCGATCTTCTCTTGATTCTTAGCACGGAGGCATTATGAAAACGGACTGCGATCGGCTTCTTTCGGCAGCGCGCGAATACGCGAGCTACGGGTGGCGAGTTTTGCCGATCAAGCCATCGAGCAAATTGCCGCTCATCAAGGCGTGGCAGAAACACGCCTCAGCCAACGCCGCACAGATCGAAGCGTGGTGGACGCAGTGGCCAACGGCGAACGTCGGGGTATGCCTTGGCGAAGAATCGAACCTGATCGACGTGGAGTGCGATTCGACGGAGGCCGAGGAGCAACTCATCAAGTTGCTTGGCGGCGCAATCCCAAGAACGGCGACTTACCGAGGGCAGCGAGGTAACCACTTGTTGTTTCAGTGGCGACCGGACTTACCGGGCGGCGCAGTCGTACACCTCGGCAAGATCGAAGTCCGCTCCGGCAACGGCGGCAAGGGCGCTCAGAGCGTTTTTCCGCCGTCGATCCATCCGAGCGGCGCAATCTACCAGTGGAGCATTCCGCCGACAGATTGTATGCCGATCGCGTTGCCCGACGCAATTCTTGCCGCCTTGTGGAATCAAGCGGGCGACGATCTGACGCCTCCGGCGGAATGGCGAACCGGCGAGAAGTCGCCCGCCGATCGGGCGGCGCTCTACGTTGATCGAATCCCGCCGGCGGCGGAAGGCGCACGCAATCAGCAGTGCTATAAAGTGGCGTGCGTTCTGTTGCGCGATTTTGCTCTGTCCGAATCGGAGGCGGCACCGATCCTAGCCGCCTACAACGCCCGATGCACTCCGGCGCTTGCTGAGCGAGAATTGCAGCACACGCTGCAATCGGCGCAGAAATACGGCCTCGGCGTTCGTGGATCGAAGCTCGACGGCGACACTCCAAAGCGGGCGAAGGTGTGGGAACCATCGCCGCCGAAAGCGACAACCGACGACGATTTAGATTTTGACGGCTCGCTCGATATGGCCGAAATGGCCCAGATGCTCGTTGCCCAAGCAAGAGAACTCACGAAACAAGATCAGATCAAGCTGTTGTTTCGGTCGATCGAGGCCGTCAACGCCGGCCTTGATCGGCCGCTTGGACCCAACGAACTCAAAGCCGTGTTTACCTTCGCTTTACGGCAAGAGCGGTCCAAAAGGCTCGACGAAAGCGCCGTATCGGTTCTGACCAATCCTCCCGAAGCAGCCGTCAACTCGGCGGCGTCCGCACTGGCAGGCCGCAAGGCTTCTGGCGTTTTCAAGCTAGTGATCGTTCACAGTGACCCGCCCCGGTACGAACTGCACGCGCCGCAATTCGACAAGGCTGCGGGCAAGTGCATCGTGTTGACGGCCGAGCAAATGACCTCTTCGAGCGCGATCCGCGTGCAGGCCCTAAAGCAGGCCGAGTACCCGTTGCCCAAAGTGTTCGACAAGGAATGGAGCAAGGCAGGCGGAATCTACGAAGCCGTTGTCCATATGGCGGAGCACCGCGACGCGCCTTCGGACTCAAAACGATCCGTGGTGGTCGCAGAAATGCTGTTGGCGGCGATCGAAAGACCAAAGATCATTGAAGAGGGAAAAGAGCCGGATACCCGTGGCAAGCCTTGCTTGATGCCCAACGGGGAGGTGGTTTGTAAATTCAATCACGTTTGGGAACCCATGCGGCGAAGCGAGGACAAGGTTGAACGTATGGAGCTTTCCAATGTTTTTCAGGCGATCAAGGCCACCTATGAAAATCGCAGAGTAGCAGGGAAACAACACAAGTTTTTGGTGATAAGTCCAAGCTCTGTAAGGAGTTTGCGGCTGTTGTGCGAGGTGGAAGAGTAATACTCGTTCCCTATACGGGGCCAAAAAAGGGGGATTTTTTTGGATTTTGCCAGTAGCAGTAGCAGTGAAAAACGAGAAAAAGCACTTAAAACAAGCACTATTTTAGTATTTTTCGTGTTACTACTTTTTGTTTTTGAAAAATAAAAGCGCGCAGCGGAAGCATATTTCTTATTTCATTCACCGAGTAACAACGGTAGCCAAAGTAACGATGCCTCAAATTGCCCAACTTATCGGCGGAGCCGGAACAGGAAAGACAACCGAGCTGCTGCGGCTCATGGACGGCGTGGTCGAACGATTGCACGATCCGCACGCCATCGGGTTTGTGTCTTTCACGCGAGCCGCCCGACGCGAGGCGTCTTCCCGAGCCGCCGATCGATTCAACTTGAAGCCGTCCGAGTTGGAAGATGCCGGTTGGTTTCGCACGCTCCACAGCGTGTGCTATCGCTGCCTGGGCGTGGGCAAGGAACTCCTAGCCGGAAACAAGGCCGACCGCGAGTGGCTTTCAGAATCGCTCCAGGAGGCCGTGGACGGTCAAGCGATGGGCGGCGACATCGACATGACCGAGCCTTTTGCCTCGACCAACACAGACGCGGGGAAGGCGTTGGCATTGTGGGATCATGCCCGCAGCCGGCTGGAGCCTTACGAGACGGTGTGGAACCGCGTGGATGGAATCGCAGATCAAACGCCCGATTTTGATTTCTGTCGGCAGATCGTTGACAGATACGAGCAGGCCAAGCGACTCGATAACCGGCTCGACTTCACCGACCTACTAGCCAGATTCGCCGGATGGCATCTGACTACCGAGGGCGCGGAGCGATGCGACCCGGACGGTGAAACTCCCGACCTGCCGGTATGGTTTTTTGACGAACAGCAAGACGCAAGCCCACTTCTCCATTCCGTGTGTACGCGCTTGATTGAAACTCCAAGCTGCCAGTGGGTATACGTAGTGGGCGACCCGTTCCAGTCGATCTACGGATGGTGTGGTGCCGATCCAAAATGCTTCCTTGAGGGATGGCCGGCGGTGAAAAGAAGGATCATGCCGAAAAGCTATCGTTGCCCAGCCCCCATCCTCGAACTCGGCGAAACAGTTCTGCGCGAATGTTCGGATTACTTCGACCGCGAGATTCAACCGGCCGATCACCCAGGGGAGATAGACAGTTGGCAGTTTGAGGATGGCCTCGATGACTTGATTGATCCACGCGAGTCTTGGTTGCTGCTAGCCCGCACAAATACACTCGCCGCGCGATTAGCCCGAATGCTCGATGCCTCTGACATCCCTTGGCTGCCGACGCGGGGAAATGGTTCGTGGAACGCACCGGTACGTGGCGAGGCAATCGCCGCGATGATGAATCTTGAAGCCGGCGCGCCGATCGACGGGCGAGAGTGGCGGTCGATCTTGAAATATATTCCCGCGCGATTGCCGGAGGGCGCGCTCTTAGAGCACGGAACGAAGGCCGATTTCGAGAAAATGACGCCCGAGCAAGCGCAGGAAAACAACCCTTGGGTACTTCCTGACGAACTTGCGGAACTTGGTGCTACGCAACTTTTGATCGACGGAGTGCGCGCCGGCAAGTGGCGTCAGTGGATCGAAGGCGCGCAGACTTACTCGTCGGCAGTCGAGCAATGGGGTCAAGAAGCGGTGGACCATCCAAAAGTTCGCATCGGAACCATCCACTCGGCAAAGGGGAGCGAGGCCGACAACGTGGCAGTTCTCACGTCGATCCCATCGCCATGCTTTCGCGCGGCACAAACGCCGGAAGGGTTCGACGAAGAGACGCGATGTAAGTACGTAGCCGTTACGCGAGCCAAGCGGCGACTGGTGATTCTCAACGAATCGAAGACAAAATTTCGATGGAGGTTGGACGTATGAAAGAATCAACCGTCACTCGCAACATCGTTGCCTACCTAAAGGATTTGAAGCGAACAGGTAAACGAATATGGTTCTCAAAGCTACATGGTGGGCCGATGCAAAAAGCAGGTCTGCCGGACTTGATCGTCTTATACCGTGGAGTTTTTTTGGCCATCGAAATCAAGCGACCTGGCGGAAAAGCAACGCCGCTGCAACTACACACGCTCGCGGAAATGGAGAAGGCCGGGGCACAAACCATTGTCGCGAGTAGCGTCGAGGACGTTGCCGGATTTATTAGGAGCGTATACGCAAAATGAGAAGCCAACACGTTTCAGGTGGCACGGATCGAACTTCGAAACAGGCAGGCCCGTTGCCATGTGCTTTGCTCTTTGAATTACGACGAGCACTCAAAAGTACAACCTTGAAGCCGCAAGAGTTTGCGGACTGCCTCGGCTCAATCATTGATGTGATGATCGAGGACATACGGCGCGAGCAGCAAGAACCATCGACAATCGAGCACGCCATCGCAAAAGCGGCGGCCACGCGGAAAGCAAACGCGAAAGCCAGGGTTATGGCGAATCGAGGGCAGAGCAATGGCCGTTGATGAAGCCACGTGCGAACGTGCCCTGAAGTTACGATCTTCGGGGTTAAGCTACAAAGCTATCGGTGAAACGATTGCAATCTCCAAAGAATCGGCACGGGTGATCTGCTTGCGAGGCAACAAGCAAACGCCGACACAGATCGCAAAGGGGTTCAAGTCTCGCCTGTGTGCGACACACGTTTGCCCTGAATGTCATCGGCTCATCAATCGCTTGCCCTGCTTGGTGTGTTATCTTCGGGAACTTAGAGAAGATAAGCAATAGGCCATTTCTGGAATTGCTTCATCCGAAAATCTTGTTCTAATGCGCGGAGTTGAAACACAGCAGAGCAATAGCAATGGCCGATCCTACAACATTCACTGACCGAGACCCGGACGATGTCGATCGGTTTCGCCGTGGGTTTCGAGAAGCGATTCGAGGAATGAAAAAATGTGGGTCTGTAGCTAGCGCTTGGGGGAGTGGCGGAGAACAGATTGCGGCGATTTTCGATCTTTTTTCGGAGTTGGAAGAGGAAACCGGCGTATCGCCCAGTATGGCCGCGAGCCATCGACGGCGTTGTGAGTGTGATTCCTGCGAGGATTGATTATGCCATTCCATCCTGAAAACGTAAGTTACGCCGAGGCCCGCCGGAAAATCCGCGATGGGGATATTCTGCTGTTCCGGTCGAAAGGCTTCCTTTCACAACTGATCCGCGTCGGCGGTCGGTCGGAATACTCCCACGCCGCGATGGCTGGTTGGTGGGGTGATCGCCTCATGTGCGTCGAAATGACCGATAGCGGCGGCCAGGCACAATTACTATCCAATCTCGTGGAGCGGATGCCAGCGGCCATCGACGTGTTTCGGGCCAATGCCACCCGCCGGAGGTTTTCCCGCGAAAAGGCCCTGGCCGCGATGGTGGCCATTACGGGCAAGCCCTACGGTAACTGGAATCTAATCAGGGCGGCGGCGATG